CGTTAAACTATCCCCGCAAAGTGTGAAAACCATAAGGTAAAACACACAATGTGACGATAACTTCATTCCAGACTCAACTGACTCTTAAAGTTGTGACCTACATCTTGATAGGGCAAAGCCCTTTTCAAGTTCAATCAAAACTATAAAGAGGGCTAAGCCCGACGACGCTAACATAAATGTCCGTCGCACACCTGAGTCACCCAGGTGATTTCTCCTATCCAACCCGATAGGAAATCGGTAGATTTTTATAGACGTCTCCGTCTTTGTGTACATTTTTTAATTAGGGTACTGATACATGATCGGTACTCCTGTAAAGAAATAAAATGAAAAATCTTCTCCAGCGGCAGTCCATTGTTGGAAACTCACTTTATTAAAACTTTCTTTTTGTGGCATATTATCTAAATTTGTAGTAAAATGTGTAGTTGTAGAAGGACAATCCAAATCTTGTGATTTAATCAACCGTGAATAACCTATCCTACTCTTATTGTAAAATGGAAATTCAACTTCGATACCATTATTAACCATAAGTCCTGTAGCCGCTGCACCTTGCCAAGTTGTGTTAGTAAAATTCTCAGTTAAAGTTTGTGTATCAATTTGATTCACAGTAAAATTAACAGACGACCATATCCCAGCTGTATCAGGTGAATAACTCTCCCTTTCTACAACAGGATTAATCATACAACCATTAGTGTGATACAAATACTTATGACGCATTGCACCACGATATCCTGCATAACAAGCTTGGAAATAATTAATAGGATTCATATTACTAACATTATAAGAACCAAATTGTTTCGTGTCTATGCCTTGGCTATCATATCCTCGTTGATAAGGAAATGTTTTATTAGCTAAAGAAATAATATTGGCTCCAGATGTAGCAGGAAAAGTACTGAACCAATATCGTGTCATAACATAACGTTTAACTAATTCTCTAATACTTGTTACATTTTCACCGAAAAACACATTCATTGTTTGATCCTCTGGAACAGATTCACTAGCAATTGTTTCTAACTGAGTGGCAGCTAATGGCTCATCAATTCCAGCTTGTTCTACTAATCCACTTTGTGAATTCAATTCCTCCTCTGGAAATCTAACAATTGTTTCTAAATGAGTAGCAAGTAATGGTTTACCAATTCCACCTTGTTTTATTAATTCACCTCGTGAACTCAATTCCTCCTGTGGATGTCTAAAATATGAAAGATCCTTAATTTTCTCACCATCTGGCTGAGCAAATTTAGCATCATCACACATAGATACATAAACATTAATAGAAATGTCCGAACTAGCACTAGGAGAAACTAGTTCATTAATAACATCTAATTCAATAACTCCATTAGCTGCTCGCATAAAAAGTTCATTTAATCTAACAGTAGGTGAAAAATTATTTGATGCATCGAGTTCTTCACATTCCAACCAAGGTTCGTGTTGTCCCCAACCAACAGTAATTTCAAAATCTTCTGCATCGGCTATATCAATAACACGAGAATAATTAGTATTATAATCCACTGCAGCACCTAAGCTACGAGGATCATATCTAACCAACATACGTCCTTTATGATAAGCAGATTTAACGATTTGAAATCTAAATTTAATAGAACCTTGCCAATATTTAAATAATTGTGCCATATGACACGCAGGAATCATATGTAACTCCTTTCTAAGTGTAGGTGTAGTATAATTAACAGACCTAAAAAGATCTGGAGCTACACGACAATTAAATAACATATCACCAGGCGCAGCATCACTAGTCCAATTAAAAGTAGTCAAATAAGATTCTCTCTTAACATAATCTATTACACCCATTTCATCTTTGCCCTCTAGTCCTGTAACCCTAGGGTCAATAGAAACTTCATTCTTGGAATCTAATGATAATTTATATACAGTATCTGCAGCATCAACATTGGAAACATTACCCAAAGGTACTGGTTTCACGATCCCAGGATCTGTAATCACTGCGGGTCTACTAAAACCAAACAAGCGCGCCACATCGCCCACACCAGTAGCTACTATTTCAGTAGCACGTGCGTAAGGTCTTATAAGTGGTACACTTTTTAACATCCCTGCCGCTTTTGCAACAGCAGAAGCTGGTTTGGAAATAATTCCTTGACCATATTCATCACCTGAATTCAACATTCCAGATTGAGATGGTAAAGGAGCAAGTCCTTGAGAAGTTGGCATTGTTAATGTAACATCGGTTGCCCATAAATAAACATTAACAGTTACTGGATTACCTACATCAGTATGTCGCAAATTCCCAAAGGATCGAAATACAATTTCTCCTAACTCATCCGTTATACCTGCTTTTGTTAGTGGTATATAATTCTCTTTGTAAAAATAAGGAATTTCTAAAACTCCACCAGCATTCAAAGTTGGATTAAGAAAAATATGGGGCTTCTGAGAAGCTCCAACCAAATCGGCATCTAAAGCAGCACCAAGACCACGTTCTACTGTAACTTGGTCATATCCACTTAAAGGATTATATGATACTAAAGCTCTGCCATAATGAAATGGTGTTCCACTAATTAACACTTTCATGTGCAAATTCATGCGCAAAAGTTCAAAATTAGCTATCTTATCCCGAATAAAAGGATTAGTTAAATAAGCTGTCCATGGGTTCAATGTCTCAAATAAAGGAGTATTAATAGCCCATTGATATGTCGCCACATTAATTGGTCGGCACAGGAAATTACCTAAATCACTATCATTATTATTTGCTAAATTAAATGTAGCATCTGGGGCAGTAGGTACCGTAGTACTCCAGCCAGCAGATTCATCAGCAAATGTTGTAATTTCTGCTTTCGCAGTATCATCAGCCATGTTAACATCCATAGTTGCAGATTGAGATGGTAAAACAATATCATGAAATTCATCAATTTCTGATTGCAATGCTTTTATCTTGCGTTTTAATTTCCTATTATGTCCATACTTACGTGCGACATCATGTTCTAGTTGGTGAATACGCACCAACGCCGTTTCCAGTGTATAAGGGGCCTGGAACTCCCCGTCGTGCATAGTTAAATCCAATGCACTTGGATATTGTGTAATACAAGTAATGCTTATTGTATTATAAAACGAGTGTATGCATCAATACACCTGAATCAGAGCTTCTCTTGATCGTAGTTTCAAACTACTCCATTAAATAACGGTACCTCTCGAGGGAGGTTCAAGACAAACAAGTTTTCGCAACACACATTTAGTTTGGAAGATACTAAATGCAAGTTCGTAACTACCTCATTTGGGTTCTTTGGTTTTAATCGCATGTAACCAACGCGATATTAAATTGTGAAAATTCACCCTATTCCTCTTTCGAGGAAGGGTATGGGTTTTCATCCCATTCGTATTTCTCACAATACTTCATAAGTTGTTCCTGGTAAGTGGGGAACGATCCTACAAGTCCTGTGAGATTACATTCTTCTGCAACTTGCTTAAGTTGTGCACATCTCTCAGTGTATTTCTCACGTCCGAAATGCGCATACTTATCAAGAGCATCTTTAATTGTACAAGCAGCATGAATTTCTTCCGAAATCTGTGATTTTCCATGTGCATGGAGCATCTTAGAAATCGAACTCTCATCAATAACTGCTCGATACAATTGTAATTCATCATCCCATACTGCATTGTGTTTTAAGAAACCTGCTTCAGACCCATTTATAAATGGGACGGACTCAGCTTCTTTATCAGCCATAGTATATACAATATCACTATCAGCTAAAACACGTGCAATATTAGTATGATTGTACGCATCATATCCTTTTTTGACAGACATAATATTATCATCTCCATATGTTAATAAAGCAATAATTTCAGCAAATAATGGTACTTTCCACCATTTTTCTTCTTGTGCTATTTTATAATATACATAACGCATATATAAACTATTAACTAATGAATTAGTAACAACAGTCAAAGGATGTCCCGAAGGATTGGATCCATAAAATTGTACTAATGTCCCAAAATAATCATAAGTCGGTGAACAAATTT